ATCTGGGCCATTTGGTCCTCTAGAAAAATCAATATTGTAAACAACAAACCTACTAGAAGAACTCGATGCCATACTAATACCATTTTCTCTGTAGTCTAAACTAACTATATCTCCTAGTTGTATTGTTGGTATAGAGAATATTTTGACACCAACTGACTTCCTTGGCTTTGTTGTTTTTTCAACCATCCACTTCATTAGACTTGTTGCTTCATCTTGTGACTGAATGTATGGTGCATCTAAGGCAAAATCTTTTTTGCCGTATGTCATTCTGCTTAACTTAATGTCTTGATAGTCTTGCTTAAACTTGTATGGATTTGATATTAACTTGTCAGCAACAAACTGTGGATTTGACTCAAGACTATTTCTATTAAAGTATTCATCAACTGTTAAGTTGTTATCTGATTGCTGAGTAAATGTAATTCCCTGAACTCTTAAATAATTTCCACTTGTTTCGTCTAGGCTAAGAGCAGTATCTGTTGCATTAAAAATCATAAACTCCGCTCCGTAAGATCCTGCCCTAAAACCAGAAACAACATATCCCTTTATCTTATTGAATGTCGGAGAAATCTTTGCAGTCAGTGCTGGATAAGCCTTATCATATTTAAAATTAAAAACTGCTGCTTCTCTCATTATGCTTCCAAACTCTTCAAAATATATGTCATACTTTGGTGGCTCAGAGGAACCTATGCCAGAAAGGTATGTGTTTTGGATTAGCCCACTTATTGCGTACTTTCTAAAAGATTCATTTGCGTCAATCTCTGTATCTCCAAACACAGAGTTGACTGGTGCACCCAAAGAGAATGAAGTGTTCTGTGAATAGTTATTGCACAAAGCATAGACATTCTCAAACATTGCTCTCGATGAGCCTCTTGTAAATAATGCTATATTAGAGTATGCTGGAAGTGGATCATTGTCATCTACCGTCTTTACTAGTCTTCCGTTCATGTAAAGATAGAATCTTCTTGTCTTTCCTATGTCTTCGTACTCTACTGCCAAATCATATACCGTTGGATTTTCCTCAGCAAACATTCTTGACTGACCAGTAAATCTTCCATCATCAACAGTAATTTGTGCTATACCATCCCAAAGTCCTATTGGTATTGCTTTTCCATTATCAGACTTTACCTTATAAAAGAAAACATTGCTAACACTTTCTCTATCTGTTTCTGAAAGATTTCCAATTCCAAGTGCTGCTATCTCAAAGTAGTATCCAACATTAGTAGTTGGGTTTAGCATGACAGCAATGCCAGCAGATCCTCCAGCAATATTAATGTTTTTATCTGGTGTAGAACCATTTACAACATAGTAGGTAGAGGACCCATTTGATGTTTGACCACGATCTTCATTGCTCTCTATCTTTCCAACTATTCTCATTCTTGTACCAAAATGCTTATACTTCTTGCCTGCCAAAGGCTTATGAACATATGAAATAAAGTTTCTTGGCTTTTCTTTAGTTGTAAAGTTTGGTCCAGTTAAAGAAAGCGCAGAAGACTGGATTGATCCTGGCAGTTGCTGAGTTTTTGTAGTTATTTCTCCAACAATTGCAGTTGACATAAAGTTTTTAATAATTCCAGACCTAGATGCTGTTCTTGCTAAAGCGTCGGCAGATATTGATGCATCTGTTAGTTTGCCAGCAGCATCAATTGTTGTTGTTAGAGGAACTTCCTTTTTTTCAAACAAGTGCTCTGATGACATGTAGCAACCCTTTATATTGTCATCAGATTTCCAGTAGTCTGATATTCCAGCAGAATGCTCTACCACTGTTGTTCCAAACTGACCACGACCATGTTTAACTACTGGGCCATTTTGAAGTTTAACTACTCCAGATTGCTCAAAGTATTTTGGCTCTGCATAGATCCTTACAAGGCCAGTTGGATATATCTTTCCGTTGAAAGGAAGTTTAGAAAAATAATTTTGATAGTCTTCTATAGATGTTATCCATACATTTCCAAATCCAGTAACATTGTATTGAACTGCATCGTACTTAATAATTTCGCCTTGCGAATAAAAGTATCCATTATATCTTGTAATCCAGTATGCTGCTTCGCCAAGACTAAAAGTATTGTTAATAACTACGTTGTTTTTTACAACTGGAACATCTGCCGTAAGGTTGGAGTTAAGGGGTATTGCGCTCAAAACATATGATGATTGAGTGTTAACTTCATTATTTACAGACCTTGTGTTTTCTGTTCCAGAAACCTCCCATAAGAGTGCAGGCTTATATGTGTAGAATCTTTCTTCATCTAACAAACTAGCCTGTCTTAAAGAGCCGATAGATCTCTGAATATGTCTTGTTCTGTAGTTGATAACTCCATCATTATAAACATTGTTTGGTTGAACAGATACGGAAATAACATTTGCAAGTTTAGAATTGTCAATTGTTTTGTTTTTAATTTCTTTATCTTGAAAAAGATCTAATGTTCCCTTTAACTCAAAAGTTGTTGGTCTTTGTTCTTTGGTTGGCATGATATAGTCTTTACTCATCATAACAAAGTTATTATATTCGTCAAAGAACATGGCAGTCTGACTTGATACTGCTAGGTCTTGAAGAACCTCTGCAACGCTTTTGTCTGGACCAACAAAGAAATATGGAATTATTATTTCTTTTTCGTTTGCAACTCTTTTAAATGTATAATTAGAAAAACCAATATAGTCTAACAAAAGACAAACTGCGGAACTTACAGATACCTCTGTCATTAATATTTGAGGGGCAGTAATTGATTCTAAATACCAATACATATCTCTTAAAGAAAGTGATACCGTCTTGCCCATTAGATCTTGTTTTGGAAACGAGTCTGAGTATAGTGTTTTAATTGGAACCCAATAGTCCCAGCCTGCAACATCAACAATAACCTCGTAGAACTTAAACTGTACATGTCTGTTTATATACTTTGCTATTATGCTTTCTGGGTTGTTTTCATTAAAGGCTTGATCATAGTCAAATATGTTTATGCTTCCATTAGAGGCAATTAACTGTCCAACGGGTAAACCGCTTATACCAAGATCTGAAGCACTCTTGTTAATTGAATAATCTAATGTTTTATCAGAAACATTTAATACAAGTCTTGGAGACATTTCTATAAGGTCAAATGTTGCGTCTTTTACGTTCATGCTGTCTACAACAATTCTTATTCCAGATAGATACTCGAACTCTCTATACTGTATTTTTCCATCCAATGATCTCAGAAATACATTTGGTAATGTTGCATCTACTACAAAGTTAGTAAGTCTATCAACCGTTTCGTCCTGTATGTACCATCCATATTTTGGAGATATTACTGTGTAATCAGTACCGTTCCAGATATGAAACTTGCCCATATCATTTTCATTTTCCTTAATCAGGTATGCATATCCAGTAACAGACTTCTCAGGCAAAAGACTTATGCTTGCATATACTTCTGCAAAAACAAAGTTTGCTCTCCACTCATCTGGAACAATTAATCCATAAGCAATTTCTACATACCCATCACTTTTGATAATAGGAGATCCATCTGCTCTTCGTATTGATGGATTAAATGAAATTATGTCTTCCCAATTTCCATCTTTTAAAAACTGTATTTTCCATCTACTAGGAACTTTTTGATTTAGTTCTCCAAAGAATGGGTCAGCAAAAGCACCTGTTGGTGAAGAGAATGGTCCAAGATTTTCTGTTCCAGTATGTGTTTGCATTTTAACAACAACTCTATTTGCTGGAACTCTTTCTTTGTACACAACAAATGGGCAAGCATCTTCTATAGAGTTTTGAGATCCTCTAACCTTTGATGCAATGCCGTACTCCTGCCCAGACTCAGTTCTGTATGATGTCCAATACTTAAACTTATCGTTTTTATCTGGCATATAGTATCTTGGTCTATCTGCCATAAACAGATTTGGGTGGTGAACCATTGTTCCGTTGTCTTTAAAAAACACAGCCTTGTTAATTCCTGACCTTGGTCTAAACTGCTCAAAGCATGCCTCTAAAGAATAAAGAGTTTTTAACTTTTCTTTCTTTGTTAAAAATGTTGTTGGTATATCATTATTATCAAATGTTCCGTCTACTAAAACATCTGCATCAGTTGCATCAGTATAAAAATTTCCAGCATCATTAATATCAAAACTAGTTGGAAGAGAAGAATAAACAGAGCCAGCCTGAGTAGGTCTATATCTGTAGTTACCAATATGCTTTATATTGGTTGGTATATTCATATTCCATTCTGCTGTTATTATTGACTTATTGCGTACCGTCGAAGAAGTCTCTAAAAATGTTTGCAGGTCTTTATCTTCAAACATTATACCTCTTCCAGACTTACTGAGACATTCCAGTAATCAAACTTTGTTCCTCTTTTTTCAACAGAGTAAGAAAAGTCACTAATAAACATTTCAATGAGTTGATTGTATTGCTGAAGATGATCATAGGGGTCTGGAGTTCCTTTAAAAATTCCCTTTCTATCGTATGCAAGAAAAACCCAAAAAGATCCCTTATGTGCATCATACCATTCAAGCATGTCTGCTCCTCCTGCACCACCATCTGTTGTATATGACTTATATGGAGACAGTCCAGTTACAACATCAAAGGAAGGAACATCTGCGTGAGATCTAGATGGGATCATATTCCAACTTGTACTTAATCTAAGTTTATCTGCTATGTGGTAAGACCTCATGCGACCATTAATCATTCTCTCACGCTTTTCAATTCTTTCTTCTGAGAACTCTAGCGGCTGTCTATTGTCATCGGTAATTAATAAAAATTGATCCAAAAGACTCTGATCTTCAACGCTTTCTGGGTCTACACCAATCTCATATCCATTTGGCACATAAAGACCATTCTTTAGGGTTCCAGTGTTTTCTGACCACAGCATACCACTTGGTCTATGATACTTTTTACGACCCTGGATATAGGTTACCCTAGGATCTATCTCTTCTTCATCGGCCATTTAAGGACACCCCTCTAATTCTTCTATCGTCAACCCTCTTAATTGTTGACATTACCGCTTGTGCAATATCATTTGGATTTGCATCTGTCTTAGCATTAACTGTTAATGTATATGTATTATTATACACTGTCCCGCCAATAGGATCACCGTTATTAATCTTCTTCATGTTGTCAACTCCATAGGAGTCTACTGCATACTTGCTCATAATAAACTCTCCTGGTGTTAGCATTGCAGGGACTGTATCGGTACCCTTTGCAAATCCACCAAGCGCAAACATCTTTGGAATGATTCCACCCTTAGCCTTATACTTAGGAGGAATAAATATACTTCCTTGATATACACCAGTTCCTGGAACTAGAGTTTTCTTTGGTGCCTGAATGTTATCTGGTATTCCATTCTTGTCTAAGTCTTTTGGTGCTGGAGCAACGGGTCTTGCAACCATTATTGGTGGGAAGGCTTTTGCAACAGATCCCGTTCCTGGAATGCCAGTTCCTGGCACAGGTTTTAGAACTGTCTTTGGTGGTGCCTGTATAAGATCTGGAATTCCATTTTTATCATCATCCTTGAAACTAGGAGCAGGGGTAGGCGTTGGTGTTGGCCTTGGAAGTATTTCTGGGAATATGTTTGTATCTCTAACGCACTTTCCTTGTGCATTCATTACTGTACCTGCTGGGCAAGGGGAAGG